GCTGACAAAATCAGACCTTACGCTTTCAGCTTGTTGTTCTGCTATCTTTGTGGCTGATGCTATAATTAGTTTTGTTATGTTCATTTAGAGTATCCTCATAATTAGGTTTACGATTATTGGTAATGCTATCAGGCCTATGGCTCCATAAGTCTGTATAACGATTATATCTTTCTCGTGTTTTTCTACCTTCCCATTAATTTTATCTAAATGTCTCTCAATTTTATTTATTGATTTAAACAATGTGAATTGTCTCTCACTAAGTTGTGTAAGGTGTGCGATTATTTCTGTGTGTTTATCTTCACTCATTTCTTTTTATCTTTTCCAAAAATATTTATTTTGTACCACTTCTGTATTTCTTCTATCTCAGCATCATGTATTGCGGAGAGGTCATCAACTCTTTTATTAAGACTTCGTATTGATTCTTCAGCAACTCTAAGTCTTTGTTCATATTTGAAAATGATACCGCCCAGGCATATACATGATAAAATAATATTCCGAATCCAGGCAAGGTTAATTGATATAATCGCATTATCAGATACAGTTCGTATGTTTGCGGAACGATACGTTTTTTCTTCATGGCTCATACCTCATGCCCAGCTATGGACCAACCGCTATCACACGCTACAAATATTAACAAAACAAATACAATAGTCACCCATGCAACAACAGTTAGTACGTCTTTTAAATCCTCGTTCATTAATGTCTTCCATTTAACCTCGATATTATTCCTTTAATTTCTGATATTTGTGCATCCATGTCTGCAATGTCCCTGGATATTGCTTCATGCCTTCTGTTTCTTTCATCGCTTTGTTGCTCTGATTCTCTTTGTATTCTATCAACCAACTTTAAAACGATTGATTGTGTATTGGACATTACCTCTGACATTGCACTTGCATTTTCTCGTATAGCTTCTAATTCCTTGTCCTGGTTGGCCTGACTTTTAATGATGTTTGTAATCATAAAACCAAAAAGTAAGGCCATTACACCAGTAACACCCAGGGTACCATAAGCTTCTAGTAATGTTGTTGGGTCCAATTATGCCTCTACTGCTTTTTTAACTTCAGCCATTTCAGCAACAAGTTCAGCTTTTCTATCAGCTATTCTTTTAGCTTCAGCATCAAGATTTGCTACTTCGTTTTCAAGTTGCCTATATGAAACTTCAGATTTTATTTTAGGTGGTTGATGTTCCTTTTCAACTGGAGCATCCTTCCAAGCATCTGCTGGTAAACCTTCTGAAGATTCAACGGCTTTTTTTGTATACTTATCTGCCATTTTTAGTTTTCCTTATTTAGTTTAGTTTCTAATTCATTGACCTTCTTTGTCAATTCTTGTACGGCATTTACTAATGCCCAAATCATTGGTTCTTGGTTAGCGGATAACCATTCACCATCATCTTTAATCATTTCGGGTATTGCTTTTATAGCCTCTTGAGCTATGATACCTTGACGTTTTTTCTTGTGGTTATACTTGTATGGATTATCTTCTTTAAAATTATATTCTACGACTCGCAGTTTATTTATGGCATCTAAACCAGTAGTCCATTCTTCAATATTTTCTTTTAATCTTCCATCAGATGTAGTACTCCAAGAAGAACCATTGTCACCCATATACACATCAGTAACATTTGAACCGCCTATTATTGCAGTATTGTCTCCAACTCCAGTTGCACCACGACCAATAACAATTTGGTCTAATGCACCATTTGCTGATGTAGTTGCACCTTTTCCAAGAACTGTATTTCTTCTACCTTGTGTGATATTATTTCCAGCATCATCGCCAATAAGCGTATTCCCATCGCCAGTTGTTAAACCTTTACCAGCAAATTTTCCTAGAAATGTATTATCATATCCAGTAGTAACTTGCAATCCAGCTCCAGCTCCCACAGAAGTATTATCACCTCCAGTTTCTATTGCCAATAAACTTTGATAACCAACTGCGGTATTATTTGAATTAGCGTTATTAGATACACCTTTACCAGCCTCATAACCAATAGAAGTGTTAGAGCTACCAGTATTGTTTCCATATCCAGCGTTGTATCCAAATCCAACATTTGCTGAACCACTTGAGTTTAATCTTAGTGCATTAAAACCCATAGCAGTCATAAAAGAATTTGTATTTGTTAATAAACAACTTTGACCTACTGCGGTATTGAAATTACCACTAACATTTGAACCTAATGCATCATTACCTACTGCGACATTATTTGTAAGTGTTGTACCAGCATCTAAAGCTCCTTTACCTATTGCTACATTTGATGAGCCAGTTGTAACTAAGTATAAACTTTGATAACCAACAGCGGTATTGTTAGAAGCTGAGTTTGTAGATGCGTTACCGCCTACATACATTGATTGATAACCTACCGCAGTATTTTTTGTAGCAGAAGCATGACCATAAAACCTACCAGCATTATTACCTAAGAATGTATTATAATCATTTGTTGATATTCCAGCACCAGCCGATTCACCAAATAAAGCATTTCCGACTGAACCCGATGCTAAAGCATTACCAGCTTGATAACCAAAGACTGTATTTGATGAACCACTATCATTATTAGATAGACTAATGCGAGAGTTGTTATCGAGTTTTAATCTTATAGCCCCCCTTATATTGTGTTGTAATGAAATATTAAAAGAACCATCTGTAGCTAAACTCCCAATAGACGCATTGTGTACTCCACTAGACCTAATAAAATTTAATGTACTATCTCCACTACCAGCTTGTTCAAGTTTTAACATAGGGTCTGAACCACTTGTATTAATTTTTCCATGAATAAGTTGAGTGCTTACAGAAGATGTGCCGATGCCGACTTTACCACCATTGATGTAACTATTGCCATTACCAGTTAAAAACACCTTATTAGCATCACTAGCATTTCTTATATATAATTCACCAACACCATTTGATATGTTAGTAAATATTCTAAATTGATTGTTTGAATTATCTCTATGTCCAAATCCAATACCAGTATAATCAACTACTAATTGTTTATTGTCTATGTGTAAACCATAACTAGGCGAGGTTGTACCAACGCCGACATTACCAGCAGAAGTAATTCTCATTCTTTCTGTATCTGTACCACTAGCTTTGGTGTTAAACTTTAACCCCATAGTGGTATTGCTAGTATTTACATTTTGTATAGCTTTATATGTAGTTGAACTTCCCGAAGTTAAAAAACCTAATGCACCAGTTGAAGCACCAGCTAATAAATTAAAATCAGACATAGTAGATGCAATATAGTGACCGCCATTTATATCATGTTTAAAAAGTATTTGTTTTGAACTATCACTATTTCTATGAACAAATCCATCTCTTGATACAAAAAAATGATTTAAAGAAGTTGTCCAATAAGCATTATAAGAATATTGATATATCTCACTAGTTGCATCACCAGTAAGTCTTAGTTTGTGACTTGTATTACTAGCATTTAATGGTAATAAAATGTTACCAGCAACATGAAGTTTTTCCGTAGGTGAGAGCGTACCGATACCAACACCAGTTGTAGTCAAAGCAAATGATTTGTTATTATTATTATCAACATTCATTCTAATAAAATCAGAATCTTCACTACCATATATTCTTACTCTACCATTATTTCCATCGCCTAAATCTGACCAAGTAATATTTTTTAGATTTTCTAACTGAATACTTCCGTTACCAATACTTAGCTTTTCTTCGGGTGAGGATGTTCCGATACCAACCTTTCCATTTGTAATAGCTAAAGCAGTTCCATCTGCATCTTGAGTAATTTTTAAAGGAATGATAGCAGTAGAACTAGCATTATCATTATGAATTTCTACTAAACTTCTAGCAGTATTGTTTGATGAGTTTGTATAAAATTTAGCAAGTGAGCCATATTCATCCGCAGAATGTGCAACATATAATCCAAGTGTTGTAGATGAGTTGTGATTTATGTGAAGCTTATTTGTAGGCGATTCTATACCTATACCAATGTTATGTGTTAAGCCATCAATAGCTAAAGCAGTTGTAGTTGAACCGCCTTTATTTGTTTGAAATCTTATATCGTGATTATTTCCAAGTTGCCTAATAAAAAATGTACTTCCACCAAAAGCACCACTATGGTCTATAAACCCTTGATTACCACTATTATAAATTTTTATTTTAGATTGTTGTATTGCACCTTCTACATGAAGAGCCTCTGTAGGGTTAGTTGTGCCAATACCAACATTTCCACTTTTTAACAATGTCATTACATTAACATTTGATGATACGCTACCGAATCCAAGTTTTATTGCAGAGGCATTATTAGCAGAATAACTATTTAAAATATTAAAGGTTGTAGTGGATGCGTTTGTATAATGTAAAGAGCCATAATAATTAGCATCAGCTCCAGTGACTCTTATTGCATCGTTATCATTTCCAGCTAAAATATGGAGTTTCGCACTAGGCGAAGCCGTACCAATACCGACTCCAGTTGATTTTAATGAAAGAACATTATCTGTTCCTCCAGCTTTAAAAAACATTCCAGCATTAGCTGAATCAAATTTTATATGCTGATAATTAGCACTATTATAATTGTTGTGATTTATATAACCAGCGTTTGATGTACCAGTTACTATTGTTAGTCCCGAATTACTACCACCATCAATAACAAGTTCATTGCCTTGATTCCCCATACTCGCCCAAGTTTGACCGGCATTATGAGTATTACCTAACCACAATTTTGTGTCAATATTTGCATCTCCAGCAACATCTAAAGTAGAACTTGGAGAAGTCGTTCCAATGCCTAATTGACCACTCGTATTAAGCATCATTTGAGGCGTTGCACTACCAGCAGTCACATTTGTAGAAAATAGTATAGGATGGTTTGAGTTTGTCATTATTTCTAAACCAGCACCAGCAAAAAAATATCTATTATCACCTTCTGCTGAACCAATAGAACTAGTTACGTTTTGACTTGTAGACCTTAATCTTCCATCTGAGTCTGTTCCAGTATCTGCAATATGCAACTTATCACTGGGCGAAGTTGTACCAATGCCAATATTACCAGCAGAAGTAATTCGCATTTGCTCTGTAGTATTAGTATGGAATGACATATAATCATTATTGTGATAATATGAAACCCTTCCGGGATTTTTACTATCTGCATCTCCAAAAACTATGTGCGAACTTCCAGCAGTTCCAGCAATCGCATATATAGCAGAAACATCTGTTGTATTTGCATTATTTTGTACAATTAAAGAATCCCCAGCATGAGTAGTTGGCATTGTTCCAGCACCATCAACTATATGTAAAATTGAGTTACTATTAGGAGCAGATGTCCCAATGCCTAATTTTCCAGCATCAGTTAATCTCATAGTTTCACTACCACCACCTTCAAAAAATATTAAATCTCTTGCAGTTGAAGTAGTTGTATTTCCATACTTTATAAATCCACTCGTACCATTTGCACCTAATTTGACATAATTACCATCTTTTTGTGCAGATATAGTACTTGTACCCGAAGTTGAATTGACCAATAATGATTTACTTGCACCATTACTAATTTCTAAAGATGTACTAGGTGAGGATGTTCCAATTCCAACTTTACTATCATGTGTTATAGTCATCACATCAGATGTGCTAGAACCATTTCTTAAATTAAATCGTAAATCTCTGCCCGATGTTTGTACACGAATCCTACTGTAAGATGTTCCCGATACACTTAAAGGGGGATTGATATCTAATGTAGGAATAGCTGATGAGCTACCTTGAATTGTAACAACTCTATCTGTAACAGTTGCAGTAGAACCATTATCACTAAATGCACCTCCAGTATCATCTGCCCATTCTAATCCAGTACCATTAGAGGAGACTTTAAGCACCTTCCCCGAACTTGGGGAAGATGCTATGTCGCTAGCTGGAGGATTCTCTACTAAGAGTTTTTTCCAATCAGCCATAATTAAGCACTCACTTGTGCTGAGTTCGCTTTACCAGCCTTCTTATTGCTCTTGTCAGAAGATTTTATCATTGATTGATAACTTGCTCCTAGTTTTTCAAGAACACCTTGAGCAAATGCAGAATCCTTTGCCTGGATGCTTGTATTTGCTATAGCCTGGATTACGAACTCCATCTCTTGTTGAGTTAACTTATCCATTGTGCATTCTCCTATTGTTATTTACATTATGGTACATATATCACAAATCCTTTTACTGAATCGTAAGCAATATCACCAGCCACTGCATTACCAGCATCTTTAATTGCGGTAAGTTCTGCAGTAGTCTTTGCTGTGTACTTTAAAACCCCAGTGTCTTTTACTATAAATTTTGTATCTCCAGCTTTGCTTTTAAATGTAGCTTCTCCATCATCTTTAACTTTTAAAATCTCTTTATCATTAGTACCATCTTTCACAGTAAGTTTTATTTCTGTAGCATCATCTAATTTTACTTTTGGAGAATCACTTGCACTTGAAGATATGGTTCCTCCAGCTGTTTGAACTGCTTGGCATACAATTATTTCATCTGTATTTATTCTACCACTAGCTTCAATAGTTATTCCAGTTCCACCACTTGTTGACCCAGTATATCCACCTCCAATTGTTACTCTACTATCCACAGTTAAAGAACCATTTGAGTTAATGGAGCCATCGCCACCAATTGTACATCCAGTACTACCAAAACCACCTCCAACTTCAAAACTGTGGTCAGTTAATATTTTACCATTTGCTCTTAGTTCTCCAGTACCAAGAATAGTTAAACCAGTATTATTAGGTGCTGATGTACCATATCCACCACCGAATAAAGCACTTCCCATTTCACATACACCGCTACCTAGTATATTCCCACCAAGTTGTAAAGCACCATCAGCTTTTATGTCACCATCTGCTTCTATTGTAACACCAGTTGAACCATATCCACCGCCTATTAATGCTTGATTTGCTACTATGTTTTCTTGAGTTTCTATATTTTCTTGAGCAGTTAACCTTGCTCCTGATTCTATATCACCACCACTTGTAATTCCAGCAGTAATATCCATTCTTTGACCTGAAATAAGGTCAGTAACTGTCAAATCATCACCTACACTTAAATCACCAATTAAAGATGCATCTGATACCGCAAGAGTACCAGCTATTTCTAAGGTTTTACCAGCTGGTATTTTTAAGGTAGTAGTTGATAGCTGTATCGCTGATTCTATACCTTCACCATCGGATACTGTCTTTAATGTTGATTCCAGGCCCTGGTTATCAGTACCTGAATTCACAGTTAATAAATCTTTAAAAGTTTCTGCTGGTGTTTTGTTATTTAATGATGCCATAGGTACCTCAAATTTTCTTTAACTGGTAAAGGTATTAAACTGTTAAATTGCAGTTTTTACTACTTAATAAGCTTATATTCTTCTCTTATCGCTATACGCTCTTCCTGATTCTTATCAAACGTCTTCATTCTCTTTAAAAACTCTTTATCAGATATGTTACCTTTTTTCTTATAATCATCTAGATATTTCTGATATTTAAATCTTTCAAGTGGTGAAAACAGATGTCTTTTTGATTCTGCTTCCATTTGATATAAAATTCTTTTTTCTGAATCTTTTTTGTAATTACCAAAAAATAGATTTACAATAGGTGTGTTATTTAATGTTAAATCCATATCTCTATTTACTAAACTAATTCCAGCATTTACTGTATTAACTACCTCCGTACCTAATCCACCACCAAGGTAATCAACAAAATATTCAAATGTCTCAGGACTCATATCACCCCAAACTCCAGCAACTCCAGGTCCTCTTGTTGCATCTACTGGGTTACCATTCTCATCATACCTTAAAGACCCACCACTTATTTTAAATAAGCCTTCTGCACCAGCTTTATATGCATCAGGTGTTGTCTCCCAAGTTTGTAATACATCTGCTTTTAAATATTTATGGTCCTTTGGATATATTGGCGCACCATAAAAATTTTGATTACCGCTTAATTGAACAAATGGGTCAAAGAAAGTTGGAGATAGAACTTGTAACAATGGACCAGTACCTAATGGACTAAATGCATTAAATGAAGCATTTACAAATCTCCAGGAAGCATCAGTCATACTAAAAGCCTCTTCATTCATATTGGCCCATATAGCATCACCAGCAATATTACCAGCTACTTTAAATACATTAAATCCGTATGGTAATCTAAATTTGAAATAAACTTCCTTACCCACTCTTAAAATAAAATGATTATCTTTTTCAAAGTCACTTAGCTTTTCATATTCATCATCATTGTCTGCGATATCATCTCCAAAATGATTTATTAATGATTCAGTCATACCAGCTAATGCCAAGCTTCTTACAGCTTGTCTAGCTCTCTTACTATTTTTAACCACTGTGTAAATTCTTCTAGTCCCTTGTATACCAGCATTTGCGAATAAATAAGCTGAGTTCAAAATTGGACCCCACTCACCTTTTCTATTAAAGTTAATAGTTACATTTTTAGCACCACTTGCAGATTGCGCCTCACTAAAACCAGCATCTAGCATAGCCTTGAATAAAGTTAATCTTATTGCTGATTCTGTTGCTTCGTTTATGTCTTCAATAAAATTAAGTATGGCCTTTCCACCAGCTATAACTCCCTTACCAGTCTTATCAACCTTACCAAGGTTTTTATTCATTTGAGCTATTTTGTCCTCTATACTTTTAAAATCAAAGAAACCAGTCTTACCACCAGCTAATCTCATTCTATTGTATAGGTCGGCCCATTCGCTGTCAACATCATTATCTCTAGCAATGTTAAATACAGCTTTCCAAGCTTGTGATATGTTCTTACGACTTATAGCTTGATTCATTACAGCATCGCCTTGTTCAGCACTTATATTTATTTTGGCTGTTTGTAAATCTCGTAGGAAATTTGAAAATATAAATTTGGGATTGTATATGGTATTTACATATCTAAGATATGTGTTGAAGTAAGTAAAGTATTTATGCACTCTTCTTACACCCATATCTTTCATCGCTCTTGCAATCTTATAACCTTGTTCCCCTTTAAATATAATTTGCTTTACCTTACCATCAACTTTTACGTTGATTGTATTATCTTTTGTAATTGCTGTACCATCTTCAGTTCTTAAACCCTCCTCCATTGGTACTAAATATTTTATTTCTCCATCTTTATCATATTGTGGGCTATAGGACAATCCTCTTACTTCATAAGATGTACTTGGAAAGCTCTCGACTAAATTCAATAAAGTTTTATTTACTTTATTTTTTTCGCTTCTAATAATAGCAGAATGCATTCTTTCAGCCGATGATACAACTACATTCCTAACTTTGCGCTTACTACCTTTAGCTCTTTTATACTCACTACCACGAACATTAAAACCTTGGCCCACAGCTGAATCAACTGTTACATCTTCATCATCAAATTCCCTAAATAGCGGTACATAATTTTTTGCTATTGGGTTAACACTAGGGTCTGTGAGGTTTTTATAATCTTGTTCACTTAATAAACCAGCTTTATATCTTAATTCTATCTCAGGCTCAATAAATGTCTCTCTAAATTCTTTTACATATTTATTAAGTTTTTTAAGACCATATTTTTTATTTATTTCGCTTCGTATCCTTTTTGCTTCTGCGCTAGAAATACCACTTCCATCTTCCATTTCACCATCAGTTTTATCTTTAATGTGCTTATTTCTTACTTCTGCATGTTTAGCATATAAATAGTCACTAAACTCATCTACATCCATGCCTAAGTCATTATATAGCCTAGACACAAAACTATTCGCATTTTGGCCGTCTATAGACTTAGAATTAAAATCTTTTATTAACTCAGGAATTCTACCTACAGATAATTCCGCTTTTAATGCAACGTCTAAATGTTCCCTTAGTTTAGCATCTCCCAGGTATGCGCTTTTGATATCCTCTTGTAAAGATATAACTGGGTCCATTGAATCAATGATACCCCTTCGCAATGCCATTTTAATACCTTTAAAAGAAAAGGATTCCGATGTGATATCTAAAGGTCTATCCTGGTCTATTCTTTCTATAGCATCTATTTCGGATGCTAAGTCAAAATCAGGAACTATTTGGTAGGATTTTAGCTGTTTTCTTTTCTTGTCGAGGAGTCGTTCTCGGAGTCGTTTTTCGACCCTTGGCGCATAATAATCATTGAGCCTTTTTTGTAAAGGCTTCCCGAACTGTTCAATAATGGAATCTGTATACGATTCCCCTTTAGTACTTTTTTGCCATTGATTATTTGTTGCTTCATATTTCTGTCCGAAAGCTACTGGAAACTGCATATCAATGTCAAGCTTATCATTAATTCTTTCTATTGCATTTTCCAACTGGTCTTCAAATTGTATCAATTCACTTTGTTTTATGTCAGTCCCTATAATCATAGCATGTTCATTTTTTACATTAAAACCTTCTCCTTCACCAGTAAAATCATTTTCCATAAAAAACCCTGGGACAAGTTTATCATCTAATTCTTGTTCTAAAATTCTATACACTATACCAGCTATATTGGGGTCGGCTAAAGCTGGGTTATACCAGGCCAATCCAAGACCAGGAAAACTGCTATTCATTTTTATACTACCAATAGAATCTTGTTGTAGTAACAAACCTAAAGAATTCATCATTCCTTTTATAGCTTGATTAGAACCCCTTACAACTATAGTTTGATTAGCACTAACATCACCTTTCCAAGCACCAATAACATTGGAAGATGTTTTTAATATATCTAAACCAATATCTTTTGCTAACTCAGGAACAATATCTTTTACAATTTCATCTGTCAATTTTTGCTGTTCAGTTAGTGTAAGCTCATTGTATGCATCACCAAATTTTTTACTATATGGAGTGTCCTTACCAAAATTAAGTTCAAATGCAATTGTAGGTTCTTGGTTCTTAAAACTATCAGGTATACTCATACCTTCACTAGTTTGTAATGCTCTTGCAATTGCTGTCCATCCAATAGCTTGTATCTGAGCTGGAGCTAAATCACCACCCAGGTAACCAGTACTATTTATCTCTTTGGTCATCTCATTAAAGGATTTTACAGCCCATTCATATTGTGTCTCGTTTGGACCAGCTACACTTCCTTTCATTTTAGGAGTACCATCTTTGTTAAAAATAGGTTTTTTATTTTTATCAAATTGTTGCTTGTACGTTCTTTTTTGGTCAATAATTACATTATCTAAAACGCTTGGGTCCTTTGCTAGTTTTAGTAGTTCATCATACATTGTTGCATCAACAAAACCAGCATCTCTATTAGTATGCCTATCATCTGCTACCGCACTACCAGCACGAGGGTCATCTTGCATTATAGTCCTGGTCTTCTTGCCTAAAGCACTATCTAAAAAGTCGTATAGTTTTACTCCAGCACCAGCTTCTGTTCTCTCACCAGCAAATAACTTTTTTAAATTTTTAGCTGGTCCTGGTAAACCAGCTGATTTCATTGATGGGAATTCAGCTTTTAATTGCTCTAATCCTAAATACAAATTAGATAAAGCATCTTGAGGACTAGCATTTACATTACCCATTAGCCATCCTACCATATACGGAACAGCATTTTCTTCTCCAAAATATTCTAAAAATGCTGGATAAGCTTCTTCATACCATTTACTTGCTTTTATTTGCTCTTCTTCGGTAAGTATACTATTCACTTGTTCAAGCCATTGCTCTGCTGATTTTGGTCCAGCGTATACAACTCCACCATCTTTTAATTCAACTTTAACAGCTGTAAGGTTCTTAGGTCTGCCAATCATCTTTTCTAATGGTATATCTTTTTGTACTGGATTAGCTTTGGTTTTTCTCGTCTTTAAACGGCCTAAAAATCTTTGTAGTCTTTCAGCTTTACTTGCAGACTTACCAGTGTCACCCATTACATCAGGATATAGATTAACAGCTTGTTCTACTACATCAGGTTCTAATTGATAAGAAATGTTTGCATTGTTTTCTTCAAAGGTACCCCTATTAAATACTGACTTTATTTGTTTATTATCAAAAACAGCTATAGTTGCAAATTTATTATATTGTGATTGTAGTCTTTTGCGAACTTCTTGTTCAGAAATAGGACTATCCTCGCTTAAAACTCCTTGCATAAGTTGATTCATGCTAAAATCTTTATTCCTATGACTTTCTGTTCCAGCAACACCATCATAACCAGCTTTTTTTATTGCATTTTGGACACCAGGCTCAGCGAGAAATTCCCATATAGCTAAAATATCTCCGCTATCTTGTAATTCAGTTACCTTACTAACATCTACTCCAGTTAAGTCATTAAACTCTTCTACTGATATATTTTCATTTAAATCTTTGGTAAGTATTAGTGGGTTTTCTACTTTTAAGTAAACTGGATATATTTGTGCAGAGCCGTCATAATCTGACAATTGAAGTTCTTGAGTTCTTTGTCTTGCATACACATTTGCCAATTCAGAGTTATCACTAAACCAACTTATTCCATCTTCATCTGTTGCAAACTTATCAAAACTATAAGGAGAGCCATGATACATTACAACTGGCCTATTATCATTTTGCACAACTGAATTACCAAACCATTTTTTAAATGCTGGTGAGTCTATATTTCTGTCACCTACCTTTGATATCATCTGAACCGAAGTATCTTCTCTTCGTCTTTTTTTGGTTTCAGCTAGACTTAATTCTCTACCTGATTTATCGTAGGCTCTCATACCTAGTTTGTAATTCATTTCAACTGCACTATCATTTGATGCTTGGCCATTTATAACACCAAACATGTTTATAGCTTGTTGAAGAAGTGAACTACCTATACCTTGCCTTCTTTTTGATTCGTCAACTTCAATCTCATAAATAAAAGGCCTTCTTGTTTTGTCCTCCATTTGACCAATTACGATTTTACCGCCATCTACTGAAAGTGTAGTATATGTATCGATGCCATTTGGGTTGTTTGCATCTTCAACAGTGACTTTAGCTTTTTCTTGAATTACTGAGCCACCAACCATTTGATTGGATTTTTTTGATTTTGGTATTTTAGCGGTTGGTGGACTACGTTGTTTTTTTGGAGGCCCATACAACTGTGATTGCATTTCTGCATCTACACCACTTGCAAACTGTTGATTGGGTGCAATGCCTGGTCCACTTGCTTTTAATGCATCAAAAATCTTAGTTCCATCGCTCATTTCACCAATTACACCTATAAATTGGTTGGCTAAGTCATCAGGAACGTAAATTGCATCCTCAAATTTTTGGTCTAGCCCTTTAAAGCCCCCTTTGGTGTATAGAATCGCATCAGAAAATAACTCAAGGTTACCTTCGCCTTCCTCGCTAAAACGCAGTTCTAGGCCCATTTCTGAAGCCTTTTTTCGAACAGACTTGGCCCAAATTTCAATTTTGTCTGCTAACGCTCTTTCTTGGACATTTTTTGAGTTTCTGAGCTGTTTAACTCTTGATTCGATGACTTCTTCAAGAATTGTGCTTCCAGTCGCTCTGTTACTAAGGGATATATTGCCTTTTGAATCTGTCGCTCCGTTAACCCTGACTCCATATCTTTTTTCTCCATTTTCATTTTCTCCTATTAATGGAAATTGTTCAGGATTATAACCCCTTGCTTTAATTTCCGATTCTAAAATTTCTCTACTACCATCATCTTCTTTATTGTATTGTATGTTAAAATCATTTGCTTCATCATCATTTATCATTTGCGCTTGTGTTTCTACAGTAAGCCTTTCTTGTAGTTGATTGCGCTGTGCTAATATTTCATCTTTATTTTCTTCAAATATAGCTTGTTTCACATCTGTTTTGGTCTGAACATAACCGCTACCTACACCACCACCTAATCCTAATGCTCCACCACCAATCGCAACGGCTTGTAATCTTTTAATAATTTCTTCTGTTGTATACTCTTTTCCTAACTGTGTAGTCTCAGCTAATATGTTTGTACATTCTTGCAAAATCTCTTCTGACATTTCGGTAAAACCACCAATAAAAGCTTTTTTACCGACATTCTTAGCAAATTGTCTACGAATAGCACCCTTTATCATTATATCTTGTATAGCTTTATTACCTAGGCCTAGTCTTGTAAAAATGCCACCAGCTGGTATAAGGCTTATCATAGAGTTTATCACACCTACTGTTGATGCAACATTAGAGGCTTCTTGCGGTGTTAGCCCAGCTTCTATTGCCTCATTGTACATACTACCAGCTTCCATACCATATGCTGTTGCCATAGTAGTCGCAAAAACTGCACTAGGGTTTCTAGTAGCTACAGCTACAGCTGTACTAGGAATAATAAAAGTTAAAAAACTTGGCAATGCTTGACCTACAGCACTTGCTATAAATTTAGGGTCTGACCATTCGTAGTCCATAAAATTATCTGTCGGTTGCAAGTCAGGTCTACTTGCAAAATCCTCCATACCACTCTCAAATAATTTTACACCAGTTTTAAATATTGGATTATTTAATGTTCTTTCTGTTGCCTCTTCTACAGAAAAATCTCTTATGACCCTACCACCTCTACCAATCCTAGGTCCTGGCTGGGTAACTGCTAATTGTTGCATTACACCACCAATTGTTTTTTTTAATTCCCCAGCAAGGAATTGCGCTTTTATAGGTTTAATAAGTCTATCAAGATAATCATCGTCTTCTTGTATTTCTATTTTTGGTATGCTTGGGTCTTGTGGTCCCTGAACTGGATTCTTCTTTCTTTCTTCCTTCTCTGCTTCTATTCTTTCTAGTTCTTCCATCGCATCAAAAATGCGCTTATTGTCAAAACCTTTTTTTCTAAGACTGTCAATTGTTGTTAATTGTTTTGGAAGCTTGTACTTATCTTCAGGAACCATAGGTACATTGGGGTCCTCACCTTTTTCAATAATAGAATCTACCAAGCTTTTATTCTCGATAGGTTCGATTTTTATTTGAGGTACTTCATTCATTGGCTGTGTAGTAGGACTCACAACATTGTTTACACCCTCTACTGAATAAGTATTTCCACCTAAAGATTCTATGTCTAAATCTTTAAGCCTTTCTCTCCAATCACTCATTATTGATTTTTAGCCTTTTCTCTTCTTAAAAAGTCTTTGTAGTATTCTCCCAAACCTTCTCTGTCAAACAATTGAAAAATTTGTTCGTCTGTCAATCGGTCACCATATTTTTGCAATGTCTCAAAAGCTAGTTTATCTACTTTTACTCTTAATTCTTCTTTTTCTTGTTGCTTTAATTGATTGATTTGATTTGTATATTGACTAGCCGTAGCATCGTATTGTGCTTCTGCTGATGGCTGGATACCAATCATCTCACCTTCTTTATTTCTTAATGGAAACTCTGCTTCTATTTTTGCTAATGCTAATGCTCTCTCATTTATTTTATTTTGTATTTCACCTTGTATTTTAGATTGATAAAGTTTTACACTACCAAAATCAAGATACATTTTATCCTGGCTTTCTCGTTTTCTATCGGCTTTAGCTTCTGCTTTTTCTTCTGCTTTTTCTTTTTTTGCTATAGCTTTGTTTTCAGCATCTTTTATTGCTTTCATTTGGGCTTCTTTATCACTTATTATAGATTCAGTACGCTTCTGATTTTGTGTAGCTCTTCTTTTAAAATCATCGTTAATAGGCTTTGCTTTTTCTATTCGCATTTTTTTTCTTGCTTCCAGCTTTTTTCTTATGTCCATTCTCTCTTTAGGAGTCAAAGATTCAAAAAGAGTTTTGTATTTTGCTTTTTTTAAAGCCCTTACATTAGGGTCTGATGGTTTTCTAATATCAGTTTCTACATAGCCACTACTAGTACCATCTTGACTTTGTTGTGTTCTTTGTAATGCATCTAAATAACTCATATCGCACCTCTAACTATTTAATAAAATTTCAAGAGCTATATCTTCATCTTCGGGGCTTATTCCTTCTATAGCTTTTATCAAATTCTCTTGTCTCACAGCGTCAAAATAACCAGCTGTACCAGTACTTAATGCATCAGCAAAAGAACCAATAATGTCATCTCTTCTTTGAAATCTGTTTAGCGCATTTGTGTATCGCACATCTTCTATACCTTGACTAGTTTGACTAGCAGATTGTAATGCATCTAACTTTGATTGTTCATTTGCCCTGGCTATTTCCTTTGCTAGTCTAGCGATTTGTAATGTAGTCTGACCACCTTTCTTAATTAATTGGTCCGCAACAATACCACTACTTTCTAATCCTTGCCTTACGGCTGTGCTTCTAATTTTACTATCTGTTTCTTTATCAGCTTGTTTTACGTCAGTCATTATTTCATTTTTTACATCCTGACCATATAAACCTTCTTTTGCAATTTGCCTTTGTTTGTTTAACAAGGCCGTAGTATCACTAGACACCTTCCTTTGCGGTGGTTTATTAAACATACTTGACACTCCCTTAAATAAACTAGGGACCGCCATTTTTAATGCTGTAGTATATGCACTCATAACTAACCTACTTTCGTTCCAGTAAACATGAAGGTGTTACCCTCACTATCTTTAAAATAAATTCTTGACTCATCAGTTGGTGGTTCACTTGGACCAATCTGACCTTTTTTAATTGAAGTGAAAACAAACTGATTTTCTTTTATTTGATTTGGTTTTACCTCACCAGTTGTTACCTTGGTCATTGTTTCTTTTTTCCTGGTCTGTGTTACTTGCTGTACACCTTTATCGACCTTTTCATCGGCAAATTTTATTCTAGCCATCTATTTCTATCTCCAATTTTCTGATAACTGCACTGTTGTTATCATTCGCTGTTTCTAATAATATTGATATTGCTTTTGCTCTACCTCCAGCTGAAGGCCTCCTACTTACTATTTTACTTCCACTGCTACTATTAGCTGGAAATGTAATTGTAAATAATGCAGTGCCACTTATCTCACCATCTGCAAAAGCTTTACATGTAATGACAGATGCACTGTCATAATGCAAATTTATTCTTCGTACAATATTTGCTCTATCGTACTTACCACTAATATCTATGATACCTGTTTGATAACTACCTTTAATAGTTTCAGAACTACTATTGACATGCATTTCTCTTATTTGTGTTACAAATGCCATTATGGACTCGGATTGTTATCATAAACATCTACAGTAAATAAATCTAAATCATCATTTACTGTAAAAAAGTTTGCTGTTTTAAAACTACTATCATCAAAGTTTAACTTGGTCCACTCTTGAGTATTTAAATCATACATGTAAATATTGGTATGGTCATTGCCCAGGGTACAAATGAGCCTATCTCTTTTGATGTCATAAATTATTTTAGAGGATGATATGTTAGCTATTCCCTGGTATGTATCTTCTATAGATTTAGATATTGGGATAAAAGTAAAGTCAGGCCTAATTTGATATATATTATCTTTAGAACAGAAAAATAAATTATCTTGTGCATTAACAATACTCTCAGGTGCGACACAACCAATACCAGTATTTACTTCTAAAAGCGTAAATAAAGATGGGTCACCTGATGATACATCTAACCTAAAAATACCTCGTGTCATAAATACGACCAGGTTATTAAGTATTCTATTCATTCCTATGATAGAACCACCTTGCTGGTCAAGTATTCTTATAAAATTTGTACTTGGTATAATATCAGGTTGCCCTGATTCGCTAAACATAACAAAATCAGGATGGTCTTCAGGGTTACCATTTGGGTCCAGCCTAACATTACCAACAAAATTCATATCGCCAATCATTTGACTATATTTATATCTAGTATCTACATTGGCATCTGTACCTAAAAATGGTGCTAAAAAACTATTAGTATATCCAATATCATAAAAATGAGCAACTGTATGTGTACTATCTCTTGTAATAACATAATCTTTATATAGGTCAACAGAATCACTATCGCTATAAGCAGTAACACTATCAAGTCTTACAGCTTTACCAACAGATTCTAATACGACTCTTTGCCCATCACTTGCATCAACAGCTATATATCCATTTGCACCATTTATACCAAAGCGGTCTGCATCAGGCATATCATATATTAAAGCTTTGTCGTGATATACTACATTTGATATGTCAGCACTAGCATTATTTGCACTGGATATAATACTATCATTTTCAACTACCACTCGGACTATTTTACTGTTTTGATTAAAAAAATTATTATCATCACTAGGCTGAGCTGTTACAGCGACTATACCTTTTTGCAAAAGTGATGTAAATGCTGAATTATTTCTTGGTGCATCATTAGAGTTAGCTGTCCAACTTGTACCATTAGAACTAGTCAAGGTAACACTAAAGATTCTTGGACTGTTATTTAAAACATTTATTGCATCATCTGTACCATCATCGTTTTTTCCTAAAATGCAATATAAAAGCTTTACAGAAACCCTTACTTGGCTAGTGGTAACATTTATAGTGTCTAATATTCCACTTGAAGCCGTTAAAGAAGTATACTCATCTATAAATGAATTACTAAATACATGCCCATTACCCTCATACACTGTTTTGTTTTCAAATATAATATTATCAGTATCGTTAGATGTATTTATTGGGACCTCACCAACCTGGTAATAATTATCATCGTTACCAGTCTCCCTATAAATCTTCACACTGGTAATTCTAGGATTAAAAGCATACGTTTTATTTGGTTCAGTACCGCTCCCTGATTGATTAGGAAATCTTATAGAAATTTTATTGCACTTATTTGCATCCCCAGTAGTGACAGTTCTAAATGTAGATGGCAATGGTAGTTCTTGAGAGCCGTCAAATATCGGACTTAGTTTATAGTTGTAAGTGTTATTTGCTAATGTCAATCCAGTATTAGCACCCAAGTTAACTGCTGTTAATAATTGAAAATCCATCTCAGCTGTTGTTGGGTGTACTGGAGTTGCATTTTGCACAACATATTCATTTACTGTATCATTACCTTCAAAAAACTTTCTACTTATATGTTGTAAAATTTTTGGTGGGTTTGCTAGATTGTCTGTTGCTATTCTAAAATCTTGTCCATTGTCATTTAAGTCCACAACACTAGAAGCTGTGAGTGTACTACCTAAATCTGTAGGACTACTAAAATTATTATTTAATCTTTTTATTTTATTATTAGTAGCATCAAACCCTACCCATACAGCTGGTATCTCAGCATTGTCTATATCAAGGTTTGATGGTGACCAATACTGCAATTGAGAAATTTGTATACCTGATAAATCAGTATGACTTCCTCTACCTTTTTGTTTTGTAAGTGTGCCTAACCTATCAAGACTAAAATTTGTATTAATCCGAGAAAACTCTAAACCAATATCATTAGGGTCTGCATTTGTAGCTAAGCCTTTAAACTCTTTGACTTCTATAATCATTAATAGCTTCCAATACCTAGCCTATCAGCTACAAAACTCATTCCTCCCTGGTCCTTGTTAGCAACCACACTTCTAGCTTTTTCTCTGTTTGCTACATATAAAGCATAATGGTTTTGATATTCTTGGCCGTTGCCAATATCTTGATGTATCATTGCTTTTACATAATCGACTAGATAATGATGGTATACGTCAGGGATTTGTGGCTCTGTATCTGAAAAATCAAACTGTACACCTTTTGTCCTTGCTAAGCCACCAATACCAAGAACATTCCAAGTCTCAATAAATTGATTCCAATTTGTGCCGTAGCTGTTAACATACTGGTCAGCTTCACCGCCACTAGCAAAAAAATCTTCATTATCATTTGTAAATCCGTTAGTAATGTTTGATATCACAACATGACCTTCTAATGCATCCATATATTCTATACGCTGTACTGTAGCCGTAGTAGTAGTACTATTACTAGCACCTACTCTAGATTTTATTACATCACCAACTCTAAAATATTCTGATACTACAGTATCAAACCTGAACCGCTTCATACCAGTTAAAGTTCTTAGGCTTTTGGGTACAGCTACATATGTAATGGTTAACACACCACTCTTTGGCGGTCTAGGTATAAGATATAACCTATTATCTTCTATGTAATACTCACATGGCTCCGATATTCGCACCAAATTCGTGTCTAAACTACGTTTATAGTCAAAACTATTGCTCATAGCTTTTGTAAGCACATTTGACCTAAATATGGGCTTATCTGCTAATTCTATAAAATCATTTGGTAAAGTGACATGTGACTTTTCTTTGTAGTAGTAAATGTTAATTTTCTTTACAAAGCATCTAGTATATAAACTAAAATCTTCCTGGGCCTCATCTAGATATAATCCAGCCCTTTTATCTAATTGTCCAATCCTTCCTTCAAATGGCACTAAGGCCCTTGCTATAAGCTTATCCCATGTCATGCCCTACTCCAGTCGGTTGTTCGATAGCATACCTATCATTTAACATTTTAATTTGTTCCATTGCAGAAGCTTTAGCCAGTTGGGACCTATCAGGCTTATTATCCATTCTCCACAGTTCTGCTTCTGCAAGGTCAATCATAATATCATGTAATGCAGAATTAAGGATTGGTTGCACCTCGGCTGGACCATTTGAAACTGCTGGAGCCATATCGGTAGGTGTTTTAAGATAATATAAGTGTGCAGTTGTAAAACCACCCACTTGTGCATTTGGCCTAATGTTTACATTATTACCAAACACCCAATACACTGGGTTTACAGAATCTGCACCTAGATATTCATTCTCAAGTTTTTTTGCATCTGAAAAAGGAATTCTTATTGCATACTTTGTACCAAGTTGCACTGCACGAATACTATTACGAATTGGTACTTGACTTGAAATGTTTGCATCATTTGGATAAGTACCAGTACCAGTCAATCGAATGATTCCACCAGTCCCACTGATTAAAACTGTATCTTTGAATTCTAACTCAGTTAAATAAGCTTCATGTAAAAAATTAGCTACCATTCTCTGTGCGCTATTTAATGCACTATCTTTAGTAGCTGTGTTAAAATTGTTTTCGCCAGTATCTTCTAATCGAAGTCCTAGCTTTGTGTGCATTTGAGTTCTTGTCATATTGTGTAAGAGTTCCCTGGTCCATAAGGACCAGGGATTAACTCTATCTGCTTTACGCTATTATGATTGTGTTCCTACTTTTTCCCAAGTAACAGATGCGCCACTTGCAGAAGTTTTCATATAAAGGTCAGGTCCACTAAGCTCAACATAAATTGAACCTTTTGGACTAGCTTTCATATCTCCTGAAGCACCAGTACCTGGTGCGCCAGTACCACTAGCGAAGTCTACTCCGCCAATTGAGAATACTGAAATACCGCCTCTATCTTGTTGAATTGCTCCAACACTTCTTTTATCGGAACTAGCTTGTGAAATTGCCATAATTAACCTCCTTAATATGCTGATGGAAGGCCAGTAACCTTACCAAGCATTCTAGGGTTACTTGCAGTCAAAGCACCAAGCCAGTAAATGTGTGCTACAGAAGCATCCTGGTTTACTGGTTTGTTAAAGCCTTGGAAGGCAAAATTACGAGAAGGGTGATGTCTAAACTTGAGATACTTTGTATTCAAGAAAAACATCATTCCATTAGGACAATGGTCATCAACGACAATTGGTGTTCCTCTGTATAGCAAGTTGGTAAAACCAGCATCTGCTAAAGATTGTGAACTAGCACCAAATCTTTTTTGAGCAGTAAGAGATTCCTCATAAGCATCAAAAATTACTTGAGTAGTTACAATTACATCAGGAGCATCATTATCAACAGTACATTGACCATACATCTCACGAATTACAGATTGTATGTAATTTGCATTACTAGAATCAACAACATTTTGATATGATGGTGAGCCTGATATAGCATTAACATTAGCATCCCACCAAGTGTAAGTAGTACTATCAATACCACCTAAACTTCTGTCTTGTGCAATGATGTGCTGTAATCCTAGGAATCCGCTTCCGCTACCACTTTCAGTACCATATAACTGGTCACCGAAAAGGTCTTTTAGTGATTTTTCTGCATTTTTAACCTTTGCAGAAATAAGGTCTACCACTCGTTCACTACCTGAGTTCAACGCTTCTTCCCTACCTGAGTAAGTAATAGAAGCATGACACTGAACCCAATCGTAAGAAGCATCAGTAAATAACTCTTGTGGAGTTGTATCTAATACATCATAACCATTGTAGAAACCCTTGGCACCTGACTTAGCATATTCAATAGGCTGAAGTACTTTGTTACCACTGGCTGTTGGTTCAGAGTTTTGCAACATCTTAAATGTCAAAATATTTGAATTAAAGATGTTATCAACAAGAACTGGAATGAATTTATCACGAGTGACAGCTGTTAAACTATCTATAGAAAGTGACATATTCTATTTTCCTTTAATTTATTATTCAAAAAAATTATAGTTCTTTAATGCATCGGCCCTGGCATCTCTGTAGTCTTTGGGTTTAGTAACTGGCTCCTCATGGATTCCTTTTACTGCACCTTCAGGTTCAGGTATGCTTTTCATAGCTTTTGCATTTCTAGCTCTATTTACTGCGGTCTTAAAAGCACTATCTTCAGCTGATGAATGATAGGCTAAAACAAATGCATCCTCTAAACCATCAATACCAGTAAAGCCTTTTTCAATGGCTGTAGTAATAACTTCATCCATTAAATTTTGGTCTTCTAGTTCGGGATGTTTTTGCCTGAGTTCAGAAAGGTCCTGAGTAACTTGTTTGTCGGCTTCCATGACTTCAAGTTCCTCTTGTCGCTCTTTTTGTAACTCGTTTAACTTATCTTCCAACTCCTGGACCCTATCGGGTTCCGTTGTGTCCTGAGTTTGTAACTCTTCCGCTTTGCCAGGATTAAAGATGGGATGGTCAGCATCTAATACTTCACGAAGGGCTTCAATAGCATTCTCATCATTTTGCAAGTCTTTCCATACCTTAGATTCAGCTTCGAAAGCTTTTCTTTCAGCACTTATTTCTTGCGCTTTTTCTGTATTCGACTTTTGCCAATCGCTTTTATTATTATATGCTTCAAGTGCTTGGCTAATCGTTTCCATATCATACTCATTACCATCTAATTCCAAACTCTCGATTTCCATGCGGTCATCTTCTTCCTGACCTTCATTTGATACTTCTTCTAACTGATTAGATTGGTCCACATTGACATCTTCAGTTGGGGGTTGTACCGCTTCCCCTTGCTCAATAGGTGACTCATCAGTAACTAAACTAGCCATTTCATCGTTACTTAACGTAACACCTGAGTAGCTAGTCTTATATTCTTCTGACATAGATTCTCCTATTTATTGATTTAAATTTTTACTTTGTTTGTAAAAGTATCAAAACCCTAATACTTAGATTTCTTTACTACTTTTGCTTTTGCTTTTTTCTTAGACTTCTTTTTGGCTTTTTTAGCTTTGCCGTATTTCATTAATTGTATTTCCTTGCAAGTGATTTACGAACTTTCTTCTCTATCTTTTTAATTCTTCTTTTTGCTTTAGCTTTTTTAATCTTTTTTTCATCTTGCTTTGCGCCTTTACCTTTTTTAACTCGTAATACTTTTTTCTTACCTTTTTCATCCTTTTCAGATGTGGAGTAAGACGTAGCTTTCATATATACAGTTTTTCCAGTAATTGGATTTTTAACATTGACTTGCTTTGTCGCACCTTTTGAACCATCTTTTTTAGTAACAACATTTCTGCTGACATCAATTACTTTACCTTTACGCTTACTAGACATAACTTCACTACTGCCAACCATATTGTAACTAGCATCGGTTTTCTTTTTACGCTTTTCTTTTAATTTTTTTAGATAGCTTTTCTTCTTACTCATTACTTCCCCACTTGCTTCATTGCAGTTTTATGTGCCTTGTCAAATGACATACCACGATTAATTAATGCTTTCATCACTTTCATATGCTTAGAAGTATGGTGTTTCCTATGCTTTTTAAGCATGTCCATATACTTCTCTTTGTTATGCATCTTTCCTCTTCTTCTTTTTTAATGCCGTCTTATATGCTTTTTTTTTCGATTGTGATTTTTTTAATGCTTCAGCAGTTGGCGCACCTTCTTCACCTGGTTTTCTCATCCTCTCGCCACTACCAGCTTTTATTCTTTTTCTTTTTGCATGTATGTTTGCCCATAAACCTGGTCTTTTAGCCACACTTACACCTCCATTTTCTTAACGCTTTATTTATTCTGCTATTTGGGTCCCTAGCTGTTTTAGCTGATGTTAGCCTCTTTTTCATTCCGCACATTCTTGCACAAAAACTTTTACGTCTAGACTTAGCTTTACCTTTGGGATTTTTCTTTGTTACTGGTGCTTTTAGGTTACCCCCAGTGGCACGATTATAACTGGCACGACCTTTAGCATTTAGGCCACCACTTTTAGACTGACCTTCTTTTCTAGTCCATGCTTGGCTCATTGCCCATCGCTCCCATTTGCTGTGCTAATTGTGGATTAGCTTGTAATTGTTGAAATATTTCATCCTCTGACATACCTTCAAACATAGAAGGGTCAGGTTGCTGTTGTTGCTTTTTCTCTCGCATTTCATTTATTAATCTTTCAATGCCAGGTAATTGCATATTCTCCAAAATATATTCAGGGTCCTGAATCAGTCCAGCTTGTGCTAATGATAATATCTTTTCTTCTACATAGGTTCTATTGTCAGGTAACATACTACCTACTCTAGCCCTGACCATTTGGTCAATGTCTGCAAACTCCATTCCCTGGTATACTACTTCTGCTTCATTTCCTTCAGAATCTTTCATAGATAAAGAATGATTTTCAGTTCCCATATGCTTAATCATTGCAATCCACATACTGCCTAATACTTGCATAGCACTATCCAATTGCCTGGATTTAAAATCAATCTTAGTTGTAGAAGCCGTTCTGTATACTTGTGCTTGTACTCCGCTAGTTACATTAGGTTCTTGCTTACCCATCGTAGCCTTGTTCACACCTGAAACAGTTTCAAACATATCTACCAATAGTTGGTAAAAGTTAAAAACGTATCCTGGTATTGATGCTGGTTGCAACATACTTACTTGCCCAGGACCTCGCTTACGAATCACAGAACCAGGTTTATTATTGATTTGGTCTTGTACATCTGCTGTTTCATCCACAACAAACATTGGGTTAGCAATAAGATGGACATTGTCCATTACCTGAGATGCAATGCGGTCTAGTGCTAGATTAATACTTTTTAATCTCTTCGGTTCGGGCTTACCCCAAAACGAATGTGCAGAACCACCATTTTTCATTACAACATAAGGGAATGGATAAGGACATCTATTCATTTTATCCAGGAACTGATACCGACTAGGCCCATCGTATAGTATGATGTCGTTTGCCATGCAAATCTTTCGTAACCCACCTGGATACTTTGGTTTGCCAACCTTCTGTTTATCAGAATCTTCTTGGGTATATTCGACACTTCCGTCTCGCATATACACTTCAACCAGTAAGGCCCGTTCTTCCAAGTTTTGCATAGCCTCAGTTTCACCTTCAAAGTAATTAGTCTCTGTCCCATGAGAATCAGTTACCTGGATAAGTGATTTACCACCTTGATTTACTTCGGTGATTTTTAATGCTTCGTATTCTGACATCTTACCCATTGATTTAACAAGATGTCCTTTTTCGGGAAATAATTCTTTTATTTCATATAATGGCCTAGGTGCCATATGAATAATCCATTGTGCATTTTCTAATTTTGTAGCACTAGGATTCACATAAAAACTAAATGGGTCCACCATATCACAATCAGGTAAATCATCATGCATATTCCAGTTTAGTTTTACAATACCAGTCCCATAGACAAGATAGTCAGTAAGCCATTCAGGAACTAATGTTGCCATGTCTCGCATGTACCACAAATCATCTAACTGAGCTTGAAGTGTTTTAGCAACAAATTTAGACTCCTCAGTAGCACCCACTGGTATTACATCTATCTTTGGAGGCTGAGATGACATAATTGGTATTTGGGTATCAATTACATTGGCTATCATGTCTAGGGTTAACTGGTTCTTATATTCAGGCATGGATAAACCTTCCCAGTGATTACCCATGTATAATTTTTCTGATTCTCGCCACAGCTCACTGGTCTTTCTCCTAGCTTTCCTAGCAGAATCCATCATGGCATGTATCTTTTTAATTAATTCTTTTTCTTCGTGGCTGGGTTTGTATTCTTCTGACATTTAGTTACTTTCGTTATAATTATATCCTAAAACCATCATATCACTGATACTGGCAATAATATCAATATATGCATTTCGTATTTCAGAAGACATTTCGACCAGTTCATCATCATCCTCCATTTCAACTCTATACCAGGTGCCATTTTCGAAATCATACCTTTCAATTATCCTCTTAGTCCTGGAACGTCTGTTTTGTTTGCTTCGAACTTTTGCATCAGCTTTTGTATCCATGGTTTAGCTTCTTCTTCTTCAGGTTTTCCTATGGCCATCATGGCATACCTAGTTGCATCCAAAAGATGGTCAGGACCCTTCGTATCTAAATCTTCAGGCCGTCTAAGGTCGTGTACCAGCATCGGTATTGTATCTATGAATTTGCGACAAGTCTTAAATACAAAGAACTTAGGCGGTGTTTCTTCATCCCATTTTAAATACTCTCGTAAGAGGTTCCAACCACTCAAGCGGTTATTATTAGCTTTTATTGCATTTATTCCACCTTTTCGTAACAAATCTGCTATTGCCATATGGGACCCAGCGACTGCATCAGAGCGATTAGTATTTATAGGATTTCGTATCCACATACTAGGGTCCCCTAATGTGGCTCTAAACTCTTCACCTTGGCTCATACCAGTTAATGCTTCTATATGGCCTGATAACTCCATTTCTGCCACATAATACTCTCTATATAGGTAAACATCACCTTTAGGACTAACAGCAAGAAAGGCGGTTGCAAATGGTGCCTTGTATCCATAGTCAATTCCACGATATTTATACCAGGTACTAGGTATTTTAAAAGGTTCTACCACATGCACATCGTATCGCCACTGACTAAAATATTGGCCGTAGTAAACATCCCAGTCCCCATCTAGCCAGGCCCTTCTTAGTTCTTCAGGCAAACCTTTCAACATTTCCATATATCCTGGGTCCTCTCGCATAAGAGTAGGATTGTCATGTATCTTACTTGGTATGAATATCCTGGTCCTACCAGTTACTGGGTCGTAATGGGTTTTTTCTCGCTCATTTGCTACAAATCTTTCCTTAAACCAATTATGCCCAGGTCCACCAGGATTACATGTTAAAAATATTTGTGGTGCTAGACCTATCGTACTACGGCAACTAGAAATGAGCTTTAAATAATCTTCTTCATCTGCAATCAATGTAGCTTCCTCAATACCCATTTTATGGTATTCGTGACCCTGATATTTTTGATAGGCTTGTTTATCCATTAAGTGGCCAGTTCTTATGACTGCGCCAGTGGGAAATCTAAATTCTGCTGGGTTACCAACCACTTCAACATCCAGGTGTTTATACATCTGTGTAGCCCTATCTATATAATCTCGTAAGTCATCGTAGTTTCTACGGATAATAAGGCCTCTATAAAGTGGATTATTAAGGTATTCAGGGTCTACCATCCATGCCATTAGACAGCTGGATTTACCTCCACCACGACTACCACCAAAGGCTATTTCAAATTCTTGCCTGGATAATGCAAACGCTTGTTTTGGGTGCGGTTCCCAATGTATTTGCATTATTTATTAAATATCCAATCAGCAAGATAATCTAAGCTTTTTGGTTCTTTTAACTTCCAATCAAATGGTATTGGTTTATAATTATCTATTTTTGCTATATGTGCAATTTTATCCATACCCCTAGCCAAACATTCAGCCTCTCTATTTTGTCCAATAGCAACTAAGTTTGTTACATAGTTGTTTTGATGGTTCATTGCTTTATAGAACTGATATATTGCATTTGCTTGTTGCTTTGTTAATGTCATCACACCCCCCAGTATGTGTTTTTTCTGTACTTGGTTTGTTCGTACTTCGTCATATCCTTCCAGCATTTAGGTAGATATTCAGCACGACTATCACAACCACTTGCCAATCCGCAGTATGTGTATGTTTCTTTATCGACTACACCGCTATGAATGTTATAATTTGATTTAGTAGCGAAAGCGCATTTACGATTTATCTTCGGACATACATCAAACATATTCTTCCCTTGGTTTTATTAGTTGTCTTTACGACTATAAAAAGTTTTTTCATATTCTGTCTAGGAGTCACAATGATATACTGGCCGTATGGGACCCGACGAGACGGATGCCCCCCCTCGCAAAAAATAAAAAGGTTTGCGAACAATATTAATCAGCATCAACTTTTGCTTTCGAGGCCAGGACTTGCTGACTTAGCGAGTCTTTCTCCTCGGTAGAATTAGATTTGTCCACTTTTTGTCCACTACTGCCCTGGGACTCAGCACTATCCTGGCTAACATCACCAGGCAAAAAAGTTTCGCTCTCACTCTGCTCAATCGTACTTACTTTGGGGTCATCTAAAGGAACCTTTTGAGGCAATACAATCACTCCAGTAATATTCTTTTGCTCGACTTCCATTTGCATTGCTTTTAAATCAGGGACCATTTTTGGCAATAGGATGCGCCACGCTGAGACTTGTCTTTTGTCCTGGTCATTCATAGCTACATCAAATAGCTTTTGAACTAATTCGTTCCTCTGTGGGTGTAATCTTACCAGGTCCTTAACTGATGTTTTAGGCCTCCCAGCTACATTACCTGATTGTCCTTTTTTAAACGGCATATACTATTGTTTTTGCATTGTTAATTGCTTGATTATATATACCTGAGTAAAAGTATCAAACTATGTATTAAATAAACTTTTATTTATTTTACTTGCATTATTATATGTAGCAGTGCTACACTTTAGGTATGATATACTTAATTAACACTCACACCCAAGGTAACCCTCGAGGATACATCGCTGTAAATTCAACAATATCAGCACTTGGGTTCAAAAGAAAGGAACAGCAACCATGGTAGAAGTAAAGAGACTCATTTTAGACCTAGGTGATGCCATTGATTATGGCTTCAAAACAAATACCTATGTGAATGAGAATATAATCAGCGCAGTTAATAAGGAACTAGCACTGGAAGGTAAGGACCTAATAATCTATGGCAAGTGGGCTTTATTTATTGATGGCCAATTAGCTAAAGACGTAGAAGAGGCCAGGGATAAAATTTATGCATCGTATGGCTCGGCTTTTACAGATGAAAAGATAGCTAAGTTAATCGAGGCATCAAACTTAATCCAGGACCTACCACATCTGTGGCAAGGTGACACTTTCCCAATTGAATTTCAGCAGTTTGATACGGCTGTTGAAGAACTTAATAACAAATTACAAGAAGTAATTTTATAACTAACAATGGTGGTCCTGGAATTAACTAGGGCCACCACAAGAAAAGGAACAGCGAATCATGGAAAATATATCACACATCAATTATAGTAATAATCAAAGAACAAACCAGGGTAGAAATACTTTAGCAAATCGGGCTGTTAAT